GAAAATGTCCGCCAATATCATCCTTACCTTATGTAGTGAATTATGCAGACCCTAGCCCATCCAATAAGGACAAACAAAAGAAAGGTGTCAGCTTTAAATCTTCTTTTATAATTGGCTATAAAGATGGAAAATTCTACATCTACAAAGGATTCCTTGAACAGGTCAATAATTCAATTTTTGTACAATGGTTCTACGATCTGCGAGATTATATACGTAATCGCGTACTGGCGTATAATTACATAGAAAATAATACTCTTCAGGATCCATTTTATGAACAGGTTTTTAGACCGATGTTCATGGCATGCGGAAAAGAGAAAGGATTTATAAACATTACCCCGGATGACCGGAAAAAGCCGGATAAAGCAACTCGTATAGAGGGTAATCTGGAACCATTGAACCGTAATGGTCAGCTTATTTTCAATATAGATGAAAAAGATAATCCGCACATGCAGCGCCTTGAAGAGCAATTTAAACTATTCAATATGCAATTAAAAGCTCCTGCCGACGGACCCGATTGTATAGAGGGTGGTGTATGGATACTCAATAAAAAGCTTTCTATGCTTGGTGTCGACAGTGTTAAAACCTTTGCAAAGCATAGGAATAACAAAAGAATGTAATTTTTAAACACATTATATACAATTAAATACACACGGGAAAATGAAAAAACTATTTAACTTTTTTAGAAGAGTAAACTATCGTATCAAAGTGCGTCGAATGAATCGAAAAGCCAATTTTAGGCACTTTAAGAAAGCCGTTCATCAAGCTGAATACTTATCTATTCAGAACGATAATAAACGATATCGGGTATTTCTTTTTGATGAATATAGGGTATGGAGCCGGGAAGATATTCAACGAATGAAAAACCGTGGAGTCCTTTCTAAAAAGCAAGAAACAGGGCTGTTGTCAAAACAGGTTCTTTATGATACACTGGGTCATTCAAACTTACACCCTACTTTTTCAAATCGTAAACTTTAATATTATGGCATTCATTTCATCCGATGAGTTAAAAACTCACCTTTACTCAGAAAATATTACTGCCATTCAAGGCGATGATGAAACTATACTTACTGCCGCTATCGATGGTGCCTGTCAGCAAGCTAAAAGTTATCTGAATGCATTCGATACTGATGCTGTTTTTGGTGCAACCGGTAATAATCGCAATGCCTTATTATTGATATTCATTAAGGACATGGCTGTATGGCATTTCATTAAACTTTGTAATGCCGGTACCTCTGTAAGTTTCAGACGTGACAATTACACCGATGCTGTCGACTGGCTTAAAAATGTTCAGAAAGGGAATACAATACCGGACTTTCCATTAAGAAAGGACGAATCCGGAAAACCTGAAACGAATACGCTTTTTAAAATAGGTTCAAATCCTAAAAGAGGACAACATATATAATTTTACAATATGGAAACCAATAATAAACCATTACAATCTACTGCCGTAGATACTTTCAGGCCTACACTTGTAATTCGTCCATCCAGGGTGGAATCTGCTGATGTTGATACCTGGAGAAATGCAGTCAATTCTGCAAAATTCGGTTACAGGGAAAAACTCTACGATTTGTATGATAATTTAATGGCAGATGGAGTATTATCCAAAGCAGTTGAAAAATTTGTGGGTAAAGTTACGAATGCAGAAATTTCATTTCAGAAAAATGGAAAGAACATTCCTGAAATAGATGATTTGATGAATACTCCTGAATTTGAAGAATTGATAAAGGAAATTGCCTATGCTAAAATTTATGGCCGTTCGATCATTGAATTAGGTTTTACACCTGATTTCAGTGTGTTTTCTTACCCTCGTAAAAATTGTATCATTCGTTATATCGACCGACCATTATCCGAACGTCAGAAATGCATTGTTGCGCGTGAAGGACAAGTAACCGGGTATGATTATACGAAGGATGATTTTTTCATTGAATGCGGTAAAGACGATGATTTAGGGCTTATTTTCAAGGCTGCTATTTATGTAATTTATAAGCGGGGCGGATTTGGTGATTGGGCACAATTTGCGGAGATTTGGGGACAACCGTTTTTGATTGGAAAGTATAATTCGTCTGATATAGCTACACGCGATCAATTGTTCGAGGATTTAGCTAAAATTGGAAGTCAGCCGGTTGCTGCAATTCCTAACGAAGCAAATATTGAGGTAATTGAAAATAAGTCGACTGGTAGCAGTGGTCTATTCAAGGATTTGAGAAGTGCTTGTAATGAAGAAATACTTATCGCAATTCAGGGGGAGACAATGACTACCCTGTCCGGTTCATCCCGATCACAGGCAGAGGTACATCAGGATACCGATGATGACACGTCAAAAACATTACGTCGGTATGTTCAGCGGATACTGAATAAAAAGCTTATCCCTCTACTCGTTAAACGTGGTTACAATGTTGCAGGAGGCAAATTCATATTTCCGGAAGCAGGTGAAGAACTAAGTATTACAGATAAGGTTACCAATGCTATTAATATCAAAAAAGCAGGTGTTCAGGTTGATGATGATTATTTCTATGAAATAACAGATATACCAAAACCAAAAGTTACAGTTGAAACAAAACCGGTAGATACACCACCCGTTCCCACTGTTGATGCAAATGGGAATCCAATTCTTCCGGAACCTATTCCACCAACTGATGTTCCACCAGTTGATACACCTCCTGTACCTGTAAAGCCTGTCAAAAAGTCCGGAGTAAAACTATCCGATACAGAAAATAAATTCATTCGGGGGATTGTTGATTTTTTCGCAAACGCCCGGACACCAGGGAGCCGGGCAAACTTGAACGTGAAATCGACAATATCTACTCAGCCAACCATTGATTTGGATGTAAATGGAATATCGTTATCCGATTCAATCAATATAAATGATCTTATCAATCGCGCTATCAGGGAACTTTACGAAGAAGATTCAAAACAAAGTGAACTGATAAATAAAAATCTTTTTGATATTACGAATAGTAAAATACAGGCTGGAATTGACACTTCATTAAAAACTGTTGATGATACTGAATTTGTCGATCGTTTTAAAAATAATACTGCCGTTTTTGCAGCATTTAAAAACCATTTACAGACCAAAGAGATGGTTGGCCTGTTGATGGATGAAAATGGAAAATTAAGGTCATTCAGTAAATTTAAAAAACTGGCTTTACAGGTTTCCGAGAAGTATAATGTAACCTGGTTACAGACTGAATACAATCAGGCGGTCCGATCGGCTCGAATTGCTTCCAATTTAAAGCAGTTCGAAAAAACACTACATCTATATCCAAACCTTGAATATATTGAAAGTACAGCCGCCAATGAACGTCCAACGCATAAAAAGTGGGTAGGTACTATTCTTCCGTTCAATCATCCATGGTGGGATGATCATATGCCTCCAAGTGAATGGGGTTGCCAGTGTTCTGTATCACAAAGTGACAAAGAACCGACAGCGGTACCCGGAGAAGATGATTCAGATCCGGTATTTCAAAATAACCCGATTCAAACAGCCGACTTTATTAATATGGAGGAACACCCATATTATAAAAATACTGATGAATCAGTTCGTAATGATATCATATTAAACGCATCAAAATTATTGGATGAATATCTGTCAAAAAAACAGAATCCAACTAAATGACAACTATTTAATTTGTAAACTTAAAATATGGACATTGCAGATTTTTCAACCCAATTTACCGGACAGATGAAAAAACTGGATGAGTTTGTTCAGGGGGATGACATAAAAATAATTATGGGTGTCGAGGCGGTTAATCATTTCAAAAAGTCATTTCAAGATGAAGGATTCACGGATGAAGAATTGGAAAAGTGGCCGGATGTAAAAAGACGTAATCCGGAATCTCCCTGGCATGGACATTCGGGTCAGACAGGAAAGTTTTCACAGGCACGTACTACGGCTAAGGTATTAAGCGGAGAAACTAAGGAACTTCAAAACTCTATTTCTTATTCTTATATTGAAGGTGGGGTAAGAATTACTGATGCTACTCCCTATGCATCTGTTCACAATTTCGGAGAAGGTGCTAATGTATATGGACGAAAAGCATTCATTATGAAAAAACGTCAATTCATGGGTAAATCTAAGGTGTTAGTTGATAATATTGAAAACAAAATTGTTTCTGAAATCAAAAAAATACTCAAACTTAATTCATAGAATATTAATCAGTATAATCTATTTATATGAAAGTAATATACAATGCCATATTGGCACAATTAAAAGCTACAGTTCCGGCCATTAAATGGATTGATCAGGAGATGGGACAACTGGATATTAAACCAGGAGAACGTCCGGCTGTAAAGTTTCCATGCGCAATCATTGGGATAGAATATAACCAGTGTAATGATTTGGATAATTCAGGTAAAATTCAGGAATGTAAATCAAACATCATTGTACGTATTGCATTCGATACTCCGACACAACGGACTTCATCTGCAGCATCAGAAACTATTCGTGAAAAGGATCTATCTCCACAGGATACAATAAATGACATCTACAAGAGCCTACAGGGATTTGGAACAGATGATTTCGACCCTATTTCACGTGTCTCACAGCGGAAGGAAATACGTTCAGACGGCCTGTTTGTTGAACGGATTATATTTAAATGCGAATTTGAGGATAGATCGGCACTCTCCTAATCGGATATTGAGGATTATAACTACGAGTATTAAAATAAAAAATCCCCTGAGCGATTTGCTCAGGGGATTTTTTGTGAATTAGTTTTCGTCATCTTTTAAATAACTATAATCTTCTTTGGATAATTCAATACTTTTTGGTTTATCAATTAGTTTAGTAGTACCATCCATATATGTAACTAAAATTGATGTTATTTTAGCAGTTTCAACTAAATCCGTAAACCACAAATAATCGAATGAATAAGATGCTGAATCTTTTGGTTTTAATGGTCCAATAGCCCTAACCCTAACACTAGGATTCTTATTTTTATAAACTATATCTCCAACTGGATTTTTACCTACCAAAGTAAATGAGATATATTTAATCGTTTTCGCTGTTGGATTGTAAACCTCAAATTTAGCTCCAGTACCTTCAGTATACTCACTTACATCAAATATATTCCAATGTAAAATTGATAATCCTTTAAATTTATACGAATCAATCTTTTTGACAATTTTAGACAACTTATCTAAATAATATAGTTTTGAAAGCCTAGTTGAATTCTCATTAAACTTATTGTAACTTTCATCTGATAGATTTTTTATCGAGTTAAAGTAATCAATACTATCTGTAAATTCTATACATCCTTTATCAATATAGTATTTTTCTCCTTTATAATTTACCTCATATAAATCTGCCTCTTTTTTCAAAATAGACTTATCAATGCAGTGTTTAATTCCAGTAACAAAAAGAATTGTACCATTATCAACCTTTTTATCTGATGACAACATGCAATAATCAATTGTTGCTTTTCCTAAATAAGTTCCTTCTGTACCATTTTTTACAAATCCAAATACCATTGTTGAGTCAGTAACAACTTTTTGCGAATAAACAAAAGAAATATTTAACATGAATACAAATAGCGCAATCTTTTTCATAACATCTATTTTAATAAATTATTTTACAAAAATAAAGAGTTTCCCTGAATAAACAAGGAAACTCTTAAATTTATTTTATCATATGTTTTGTTGTTTCTGATTATGCAATAAAAAGTGATAAAAAAATTAAAGCCGTCTGAATTTCACAACGAAAACGGCTTATCATATTTAAAAACGATTCTTTTAAAATTCTATTTTCAATTGATTTGGATCATCACCATTTTTTGTAGGTTCCTCATCCAAATACCTCCAAAATGTACGTTCACTAATACCGGTAGCTTTTTGAATTACATTTCGATATACAGCCAGTTTACATCGGTCTTGCCTTCCTGGTTCGTAATTCTGTTTAAACAATAACTTCACATTTTCCGCTGAAATATGTTTACTAATGTGATGCTCTTTTTTCTTTCGCATTATTAATTAATTTAATGAGTATTAAAGAAAACCTTCCAGTCCTACACGATCAGCATATGTTGGAACTAAATCACGGACTATCCAGTATATTTCGTCCCAGGTTGGAAGTTTAAAAAGCATCCTGTCATCTATGTAAAGATTGGCATACACTTTCCGGGTATCTACTCCTTTATGTTCCGATAAGTTTACCGGGCAACTCTCATTAAAACGATGAAATTTAATTCCGGATTTAACTAGAAACTCAATTGCCCTTGCTTTATGGATTCCGTTTCTACAACTCCAAATTATAATGGTATATCCATCATTATACAGTTGATTGATTGCCTCTTTAGCTCCATCCTTTAATTCACCAATTTCAGGATGCTTATCATCCACTATCGTACCATCAAAATCTATTGCCAATATTAAATTACTCATTCTTATATTTTTTAATTTCTTCTTTTAGTTGAATTATCTCTTTATCCCTATTTGCAAGCCATATGCTGCAGTTTATTCTTAATATATGTAGTTGCTCACGTAACCTCTCTTCTATGTTACCATCGTTACCTATTTCAGTTGTATAATGACCTTCCGAATCCCGTGACCTGGTGTCAGCATATCTGACAACAGGTATAGTTTTTCTTTCAGGAAATTCAAGTTCTAACTGTGTCGGTTGATTGCTCATAAAGATTGATTTTTTTCATTTTCAATTCTTCAATTTCTTTCAGGTATAAATCAGAAAAGGACATTAACCATTCAAGTTCCGAATCGATCTCTAAAATGTTGTAAGCCGTCGTCTTTGTCATTTTCCTGATCATGTTCCCCTTCAGTAACTATAGGTTCTTTATTGTAATGTTCCTCAATCCATTCATTCAGCTTCACAATAGTTTTATTGGTGACTACCGTATGATGTTTAAACTTTCCGAAATCCACTATTGACTTTTCACAAATACCGCCCCTTTCCGGGAAAGTGAGAAAACATACTCTGTAATGCATTAAATCAATTCCTGAAGTCTGCATATCCCGGTATATCTTTCCGACGCTGATCAGCGTACCGTTTGGGTTAGCTTGTGATTTCATTTCTTTATCAATAATATTCTTCCACTCCATAAACTTCCAATGATCCGGAACAATCAATTTATCAAAAAACTCCGTGCAAATTACATTTAGTTCCGATCCGGTTCTGGGGGAACGCTGCCCCCAGGTTCCTTTAGATTTCGGCTTTATTTCCATACCGAAATGGTGTAAAATGGATACAAGCAAAAGACTCTTTCATATCATAGTCCCCTTTTTCAAACCAATTCTTATAATCAATAGCCTCTAAACCATCATTCCTGGACAATTCAGTAATAGATAAAAATTTTCCTTTAGGTTTCTTGTTATCCTTTCTGATTAATAAACAAGGAAATTCTATTGAGTGTGTAATAAAACGAATCTCTTCAATTCCAACTCCACTATCTTTATCCAGTCGTGCAAACTCAATTTGCTTATTTCCTTTCACGTACCTTCCCAAAGAATGATATTTCAAAACTATAACTGCATTTCCGGATAATACTTCCTTAATACGTTTTTCCCAAAGTGAGTAATTACCTCGGAATGTGTGAATCTTTGGATCTAAATCAATAAGTAAATCACCTGGCATTTGCACAAGCATATTAAGTGCAAGTTGAATCTTTTCAATAAAGTATGTTGGCTGTTTCTTTCTAATATGATATACTGGATAAGTACGACTAACCATTATTACGTAAGTTTTAATCTTCTTCATTTTCAATATCTGTATTAAATAAATGATTTGCCTGATAAAATGCATTTGCAAAACCTATTGGTGTTTCACTCCTTGCTGTTTTTGTTTTTTCTGATTTCCCTCCGTATTTCTTCCACATTTTAGAACCTTCTGTCGGTTCAACAATATTAGTTGGCTCTGGCATATTAAACTCACCCCAAAGGCCGGTTTTCTTTGTATAAGGTTCTCCAAATTGCCAAGGTTGAAAGTATTGAGGTTTTCCAAGTTCCGGAACTAATTTATTGATACGGCCAACTGGATTTTCTATTACCCAAAATTCAGGCTGGCATAAATCAATAATCCGTAAAGTTTGCCAAACCAGTTCAATACTTTTTTTTGTGTCACCACGTTCATCTTTTCCTTTCCACCAACGCGCTCCGGAACCTGCAAAATCTGTACAAGGGACAGCGGCTAAAACTCCATCTACAGTACCGTAATTATCAAATATATTTTCATAGAAATAATCTGCACACGCATCATTTATATCAGAAAATTGTGAATACATATCACAAGTATGCTTTATATCCCATAATATCACGTCATGCCCATGTTCTGCATAAGGCATTGCCCAATTCCCTGAAAAATCAAATAAGGATAGAATTACCATAGCTTATGTAAAGTAAAATGACTTCTTAGATCCACTGTATTTCTGTGTCACAATTGTTGTCAAAAATGGGAAATCTTGTTTTTGAACTTTGTCTAACATATCTTTAATATTTGTTGAATTGGTAAAAAATTTAGACTCTTCATTTTTATATCGTATTTTAATGATATATCTACCTTCTCCATATTCTGTTTTTATACCTGAAGTGAAATCAAGTACTTCAATTTCACAATTTACGATGTCCGTTATTGATATAAGTGGTGCATTAAATATCGTTTTATCTTCATCGGATTTAATTCCAAGCTCAGAGAATCTCTTCATTTTTTATAATCTTTTTAATTAAGTTCTTTGAATCGCAGTGTTTTGCCCATCCTAAATGTGGTGCAATCTGCATTTTGTATTGTTTCGGATCCAGTTTTTTCTTATTCAGTTTTGCTGCTTTCCGGCAGAACCGTACTTTAATCGTTTTTCTCATTAAAATATGGGTGTGTCTGAACACATAACCAACAAAATCAATCCCACGAACATCAGTTGGAAATACCTGATAATTTCCTTTAATTTGAAGATTTAATTGATTGGTCAAGTAATCATTCATGTCAACCAATAAAGCATGTAAATAAGGCTTATTCGGTGCTAGTATCACCATATCATCAGCGTATCGGTAATAGTACTTCACTTTCTTTTCTTCCTTCAGGTAATGATCAAAATAGCTTAAATACAAGTTTGCGAAAAATTGAGATAAATAATTGCCGATTGGAACCCCTTCTACTGAATCAATTATTTCATCAAGTAATTTCAATAGCCGTGTATCTTTTATCTTCTTTCGAATAATGCTTTTTAGTATGTCATGGTCAATGCTCGGATAGAACTTTTTTATATCAAGTTTCAAACAATACTGTGAGTTTTCAACGTCATTTAAATCGTGTTTAATCGCTTTTAAAACTGAATGGATACCTTTGCCTTTAATACAAGAATAACTATGCGATATAAAGACCGATACCCAAATTGGTTCTAAAATATTCATGATGGCATGATGTATGATCCGGTCTTTAAATGGGAGTCTGAAAATTTCCCGTTCCTTTGGTTCATAAATTCTAAATATGCTATATTCAGAAGTTCTATAAGTACCCGATATCAATTTGTCATATATCTGATCAATATTCCTTTCAACATTTTTCTCAAAAATCCTGACACCATATTGTCCTGATTTACCTTTTCTTGCTTTCTGATAAGCAAGAAACAAATTGTCTTTTGTGACTACCTTTTCAAACAAATTATTTATTCTTTTCATATCCTTTGCTTTCATATTAGAGTTTTCTCCATTCGGATACTAACACTTTTTTGAATTAGTTATTTTTTGCCAAGTGGCAAGGTCTTCATTTTTTTTGAAAAACAATTGCGAGCCGTGTGACCTGCATTCGCATTCGAATTGTTGTAATTCGAATTGTTGAAACGGACACCCGAAGGGGAAAACCCCTAAAATGAACAACCTTACTATTTATTATCCGTTAAGAGCTATTTCATAAAGCTCTGTTAATTCAGTTCCAGCCGCGTCCGAAGTCGATTCATCTTTGAGACAAAGGCGAGCCGCGCGACCCGCATCCGCATACGAATAGTAGAAATTCGAAGCGCCGAAACGGACACCCGAAGGGGAAAACCAGAAATATGGGAACCATTTTCTTTGATTAGAATTTGTCCAGTCTGCTTTCCAACCGTCGTTTTTAGCTTCTGTAATTACCATTAACATGTATTGAGCCATTGCCTGATCTCTCATATCTTCTGGCATACTTGATAAATCAATGCTTTCTGGTCTGCCAGTTTTTTTGCAGGCATCTTTAAAGGCTTTTTCTATTTTCTTACTTAATTTCATATTATCTTAGTTTATAAATTTTGCATATAATTCTGTGTGATCTTTACCAGCCGCGTTCGATAATTCCTCGCTTTTTAAGCAAAGGCGAGCCGCGCGACCCGCACCCGCATTCGAATAGTCGTAACCCGAAACGCCGAAACGGACACCCGAAGGGGAAAAGTTGAACCAGGGACACCACTTCTTTTGATCAGGATTATTATAATCAGCAACCCAACCTTCATTATAAGCTTTAGTGATTGTTTTAAGCTTCCTGTAATCAATTTCATCCTGAGTAAATCCAGACTTAATCATTTCGCTTTCGTTCAATGATTCTTCTCCCAGTTCCGCACAAGCATCTTCATAAGATTTAATTCGATCAATTATTGAACTAGAGAAAAATGCTTTTCCAAATGTATCTTCAAGTGCTGACTTGAATTCCGGCATAGTGTTATATAACTTCCGGGCATTGCTTCTTGAAATTTTTATTACTTCTAATGTTTCCATAAAATTTTAAGTGTTTATTATTTTTCTTCCCATATTCCTTTTGGTAGTGATACAAGCCAGTCACCTAATGGCTGAGTTAGTTCAAATTCGTTTGCGACATTAAATTCATGACTCAGTATATTTTTATATACAATTAGTTTAATACCATTATCTTTCTTTGTCAATATGTAATTATCACAAACAATCAGTAATGCAAAAAGAGCCGCCAGATATTCAATCCTATTTTCCGGCGGCTGCTTTTTCATAGCCATCCTTTGAAGTTCCTTAACCGACGGCATCGAATAAGTAT